GATGAGAATGGTGTATCAGGTGGTCCTATAACACAGTCGGCAACAGTCACTGTTAATGGATATTGGAGTATAGTATGAGTTCACAATTAAATGTAGACACCATTGTAGATAAAGCAGGTAGTGGTGGGTCAAATGTTAAGATGGCTAATACCTCAACCTATGTATCTGATGGTGGTGCAGTCACACAGAATACTGTGCAAGGAATAGCAAAGGCTTGGGTTGCATTTACAGGCACTGGCACTATAAGTACTAATGATAGCTTTAATACTTCAGGTGTTACTGATAATGGTACAGGAGATTATACTCCTGCATGGACTAACGCTTTTAATGGTGCAAATGACTATGCCTTTGGTGGTTTTGCACAAGGAGATAGTGGGGGTGGTCTCAGAGGAGTATGTGGAAAAGGTACTTCTGCCACAGGAAACAGACAAGTGGATGTTAGTAATTCCGGAGGTTCTGCGATTGATGTTGCTCAAGTTCAAGTAATTGCACAAGGAGATTTAGCATAATGGCATCACAATTAAAAGTAGATACACTCACAGGTGTAACCACAGCAGGTTCTATACTTGTTACAGGTGAAGGCAATAGTACAACAACTAATCTGCAACAAGGGTTAAATAAAGTTTGGGTTAACCTAGATGGTGCAGGTACATTTAATGAATCTGGAGATAGTTTTAATGTGACCTCTTTAAGTGATGGAGGAACTGGAGATTATGTAGTAACTTTTAGTAATGCTATGTCAAACGCTCTTTATTGTTATACATTTGGTTCATTCACAGATGATAACAATTCTAATAATTTAGCAGTAAAGAATGACACAGCACCAACAACTACAGTATTAAGAATACAGGGTGCTAATTCTTCTGGTAACGCAGATGACGCAAATCAAGCGTGTGCTACAGTAAATGGAGACCTCGCATAATGGCTAGTATATTAAGAGTAAACACATTAACAGATGCAAGTAGTAATAATTCAACACCTATGGCTACTGTTAATCAGGGAACAGCAAAGTTTTGGGTTAAATGGAACGGAACAGGTACAGTAGCAACAAGTGACAGTTTTAATTCTAGTGGAATAACAGATAATGGAACAGGCTTAACTACATTTGGATTCTCTACAAATATGGGTAATGTAAATTATAGTCTTGCAACTACAAATTCCTCTGTTGAAGCTAACAATTCACAAACTAATTTTAATACTGCTACGACTTCAACTATTAAAATGGAAACTAGAAGTGGTACAGCTGCTGATGCTCTTACAGATACATCACAGAATTTTGGACAAATCAACGGAGACTCAGCATGACCAAAGCAGCAGAATTAGCAAAGATGGGTGAAGTCCTAACCAATGGACAGATTGGTGGGCGAAGGAATATTATCATCAATGGTGCAATGCAAGTGGCACAGAGGGCAACTAGTGTTACTGGATTAGGTGCTGCTTCTGGCTATTTTACATTAGATAGATTTACTATGGTAGAAGGTGATGCTTCAGCAGGAAGATTTACTATGTCACAATCTGCTGTTACAGATTTAGATGGATTTTCAAATGCTTTAAAAATAGATTGTACTACAGCAGATACTTCTATTGCAGCAGGAGAAGTATTAATTATTAGACAACATATAGAAGGTTTAAATTGCCAACAGCTAAAAGCATCTAGCACTTCTACAAATGCCTTTACTTTATCCTTTTATGCAAAATCAAATGCTAGTAGAGTTATAGCTTCAGAATTAAGACTTAGTAGTGGCACAAATAGACAGGCTGTTAAAGTACACACAATAGGTACATCATGGGCAAGATATACTTTTACTGTTGCTGCAGCATCTAGCACAGAAATAGACAATGATAACACAACTGGATTACAAGCAAATTTTTTTATTCATGGAGGTTCTACATTTACAGGGGGAACTGTAAGTGCTACTCTTGAATCAGATACTCCTGCCAATAGAGCAGCAGGTATAGGAAGCATATTTGCATCAACAGATAACACACTAGAAATTACAGGAGTCCAACTAGAAGTAGGCTCACAAGCCACACCATTTGAGCATAGGTCATTTGGGGAAGAACTAAGATTGTGTCAAAGGTATTTTAACATTGAAAAAGATGGCACAGGGGGAACTTTTAAAAGATATGCTCATGGTGGTGCACACACCACAACACAGGGTTCGTGTACTGTACCTTTATCTACCCCATTACGTGATGTTCCTAGTATAGTTTTAAGTGGTAACGTCAATACTTTTTTAGCTCATAGTGCAGGGGGTACAGATGCTTTGACTAGTTTAATTATAGCAACGGATTCTGATGGAGGAACTTTTAACAATCAAATAGAAATAACACCAGTGGTAAGTTCAGGATTAGTTGCAGGAGAAGCAGTAGCTATTATATCTAATAATAGTACTTCTACTTCTATAGCATTTGATGCAGAACTATAGAGGAATAAAATGGCAATAGAAAATGCAAAATACATGAAAGATGTAATAAGTAATAAAGTATGTGCTGTAAATTGTATGTGGGATGGTCAGTATATGTCTATACCTATAAATACTAACAACAGACATTATGTAGAAATAATGAAACAAGTTGATGATGGCACACTCACAATAGAGGATGCCGACTAACATGGACAGCATAGACCCAATGTTATTTTGGAACATAATCCTGACTATGGTTGTACTACCATTCGGTTGGGCATTTAACAAGATGTTCCAAGAGGTCAAACGCATACAGATACTCTTGAACAAGACACGTGAGGACTATGCACGTAAGGATGATGTGAAAGATGATATGCACAATCTTATGGATGCACTCAAAAGATTAGAAGATAAGTTGGATAAGATATTGATTGGAAATAGATAATGGCAATGTTTAAAGGCTTCAAGCCACAAGGGATGCAAAAGATAGCTAGTCGCATGGGATATGCAGGTCGCATGGAAGAGTTTGACAGCTATCTACAACAGAATCCTGATAAACAACGTGAGATGATTACATATCAAGAGAAAGCACAGGAGATGGCTCGTGGTGGCTCTGTAGTTAAGATGGCTAATGGTGGTCAGACAACTACACCTATAACTCCTAAAGCTACAGGTCAAACTATTGGTCAAACAACAATTCAAAGAATGTATCAACCCGGAGTTCCTCAAGGTGGTGTAACAGTCGCTAGTGGAATACCCCAAGATGCAAGTCAAAATGTACAAGCAGGTATGGGTACAGTTACAGGTAGTGTAGCAGTACCGACTGCTTTAGCTACTACTGCACAAGCTAGTCCTACACAGGAAAAACAAGCACAGACAATGCAGGCACAAACTGCCGCACCTGCTGTAGATTCAGCATTAAGTGCTACTCAAGCTGCTCAAGTAAATGAAGATGACCCTAGAGCTAAAGTTACGGCAGCTCAACAGACAGCATCAAGTGTTGGTAGTTTAACGGCTGCTCAAGGTAATGCTACATTAATAGATAATCCTGTACAAAGACAAGTACAATCAGGTGAATTAATTAGTGGTGGTGTAGCTAATGCTCAAACAGCTTCCACATATGCAGAACAGATACAGGCTGCTACAGCTACACCTTCTGCACAAGCAACAGTACAAGGACAGTTAGCACAGCTTACTGCAAACTTTGATGCAAGCAATCCACCTGCATGGGCAGCAGGAACATTACGTGGTATTGAAGCACAGATGGCGGCTAGAGGTTTAGGTGCATCTAGCATGGCAGGTCAGGCACTTATACAGGGTGCACTAGAATCTGCATTACCTATAGCACAAGCTGATGCTAGTATACAGGCACAATTTGAGACACAGAACTTATCTAACAGACAACAAAGAGCTATGCTTGCCGCACAGCAAAGAGCACAGTTTATAGGTCAGGAATTTGACCAAGCATTTCAAGCAAGAGTTGCTAATGCATCTAAAATAGGTGATATAGCTAACCAAAACTTTACTGCTGAACAACAAGTACAATTAGAAAATAGTAGACTAACTAATACAGCTAACTTAGAAAACTTAAATAATAATCAAGCTCTTGTAATAGCACAGGCTTCTGCTTTAGCTAATATGGATTTATCTAACTTAAACAACAGACAACAGGCTGCTGTACAAAATGCACAGTCTTTTTTGCAGTCTGATATGGCTAATTTAACTAATCAACAACAGACAGAAATGTTTAAGGCACAACAAAGAATACAATCTATGTTTACAGACCAAGCTGCTACAAATGCTAGTAGGCAGTTTAATGCTACAAGTCAACAACAAACTGACCAATTCTTTTCTAACTTAGCATCACAAGTTGCACAGTTTAATGCATCACAGTCTAATGCTCAAGCACAATATAATGCAGGTCAAGTGAATACTATAGAAAGATTTAACTCTGAATTAAATAATCAACGTGACCAATTTAATGCACAAAATCAACTAGTTATAGCACAGAACAATGCACAATGGCGAAGAGAGTTAGCTACAGCAGATACTGCCGCAGTTAATCGTGCCAACGAATTAAATGCTAATGCTATATTGGATATAGGTAATCAAGCATATAATAACTTGTGGACATACTATGGTGATACAATGGAATGGGCATGGACATCTGCTGAAAACTCACAGGATAGAGTAGCAGATATGGCTATAGCACAGTTAGATGCAGAGACACGTAAACAAGTACAGGCAGAACAATCAGGCTCACAGACAGGACAAGCTGTGGGTGGTTTAGTTGGTACTGTTCTAGGAGCAGGTATACAACATGGTTTTGGTAATCTATTCTGTTGGGTAGCACGTGAAGTGTATGGTAAGAATGACCCAAGATGGTTTGTATTTCGTATGTGGGTTAAGTTTGATGCACCTGAATGGTTTCAGAAACTATATGGTACATATGGTAAAAAATATGCAACATTCATTGCAGATAAACCTGTATTAAAAAGTATAACTAAATATTTAATGGACTTTGTAGTAGAGAAGAAAAGGAGTGCAGTATATGAGAGGGTTTAATCCTGCTATTGTAGCACACATGAATCTAGACCTTAATCAAATTATAGGTGATGAAAAGAAGCCTACTAAATCAGCAGGTCTATTAGCACCTAAGAAATCTATGATGAATAAAGAACAGAGTAAAATTGATAATCCTTTGTATCGTGTAGCTAATCATGTAAAAATATTACGTGACAAAAGAAACGAGTTAAAAGATGCTTAAAGAACAAACCTTTGATGCACCTATCCCGGGAATGTCTATGACACATGAGTTGGGTGCTAGACCTTGGCAGTCTCCCCCTAAATATTCAACAGTAGATGATGCAATAGAATATTACTTGGAAAGAATGTCATCAGAAGAATTTTTAGACCAATTAACTGATGTAATGGAAATGGGTGTTCCTGTAACAAGTATTGCTAATACAATGCAACTAGGCAACGTTATGGAAGGTGTTCATAGTGTAGATGTAGGTATGTTAGTATTACCTGTGTTAGTAGAGATGATGATGCTTGTAGGAGATAGTGCAGGCATAAAGTATGACAGTGGCTTGAGTAAAGAAGCTCCAATGAATGAAAAACGCACAAGGAATACACTTGTAGCTAAAACAGCACGTAAGTTACAAATGCAACTAAATGAACAAGAAGGTAAAGAAGATAAACCTATGGTAGATGAACCCATAGAAATGGAAGAAGATATGCCTGAAGAACAACCTAAAGGCTTGATGGGTAGGAGAAAATAAATGGCGGCAGGTTTTAATATTGGCTCTTTCATAGGGGGTCTATCTAAAAGTCTTGACGAAAGATTAAAAGATGATATGAGAAGAACTGCTGAACGTTCAGACAGGGTAAGAGAGTATCATGTAACTAGAGCTAGTCGTAAAGAAGAAAGATTTGAAGAAGACCAAAGAGAGCTAGAAGAGACACTTTCTAACTTAGCATCCTTTATGAGTAAAGCAGGAGTTGATATACCTGAAGGCATGACTAAAGCTGACTTTGCTGCCCAATTATATTCAGGAGCAGGTGGTACACTAAGTAGTGGCAAGCAGTTAGTCAGCGATTTAAGAACACATATATCTAAAGCAGGTGATATGAAGGGTCTAATCAATCAAGCAAACCTTGTTACTGGTGGTAAGGGTATGGGAGACTACATTAATAACTTTGTAAGAAGACCATCAACAATGATTAAAGTTCCTGAGAATCTTAGGGGTGGTGTAGGTTTCCTTAAAAAGGCAGATATTACTAAGGGTTTACAATCTGAAATGGATGCACAATTTGGTGCAACTAAACAAGCAGATAAATTTGATGTAGCTGGATTAAGTCTTGATAGGTCAAAGATGGTTGATGCTAAAGAATATTCATTAAGCATGGAAACAGCAAAATTAGGCAATGAACAAGCCAAAGCTAATTTAAATAAAACATTAAGAGAAAATACTATGTTAGGCTCTATTGATAAACAACAAGTAAATAAAGATTATAACAGAGTTTTAGCTGATGGTATAAAAGCAGCAGGTATAGCAGTTAGTTTAAGTGCTGATGGAACTCCTCAATTTGATATAAAAACAGGTACGGAACAGTATAAAGACGTTCAGAAAGTATACGCAGATGCTTTACAAAATGTTACTGAAAATGCATTAAGAACAAATGCATTAAGTATGCCGGGCATGAAGTCTACTTTAAAAACGTTAGGACAAAGTGACTACTTAGTTCCTATAGATACTGTAAAAAATAAAATTGACCCTTCACAATTTATAATTGGTAAAATATATAATACTACTTCAGGTAAAGGACCTATTATCTGGACAGGTAGTATGGATACTTCTATATACTTAACAGGCATTAAGTAAATGGCAGGATTGAGTACTTCAGACTTTTATCAAGCAGAGAAGGTTGATGAAGAAGAAACTACTAACACTGGTTTAAGTGCATCTGACTTTTATCAGGCAGACAAAGATGATGCCGAAGTAGTTTCTAGTCAAGATTCTAATGCCTTGTCAAATAAAGACTTTTATCAAGAGGGAGATGTATATGTTCCCCCTGCACCTGCTACAGTACAAGACTTAGGTTACGTACCCACAGAAGAACGTTTAGCAGATATACGTGAAACTCCCCCTCCTCCCACATCAATAAAAGCATTAGAACAAGACGATGAACTTGTTGCTGACATATTGCAGTATCGTAAAGATAGATATGGTCAAGCACTAGATGCTAAATCAGATAATCTACTATTTGGTAAACTATTCGGTGGTCAAGAATTAACAAATGAAAATGTCATTGATGATTTCATGGACAATTATAGATTTATAAGTGGTAACTCTTTAGATGCTGCTACCGAAGTGTCTTGGTTAAAGAGCTTACAAGAAAAAGAAATAGAAGCTAGTGAATTAGGAACAAAAGAAGGTATTCAAAAAGCTAATCAGTATGCTGAACAACGAGAAAGAGCATTACGTTTATATCAAAGAGCAGATAGTGTAAGAAATATATATGACTCTAAAAGATATGAGGGTATGAACGCACTAGATACTATATCAGATATAGCAGATAACGTAGGTGGAAATGTGTTGGCTGCATTATCTGACCCTTTAACTGCCCTTACAGCAGGTATTGGTAGAGCAGTAACAGGTAGTTCAAGAGCACTAGGAGTATCTCCATTTAAACAAGCACTAAAAGCAGCAGGCATAACTTTTGGTATTGAGGCGGCAGGTGCCGCAGTAACTGATATTATGGTGCAGGGTGCTGAAGTTGAGATGGGTGCTAAGAAAGAAATAGATTATGGTAGAACTGTAACAGTTGCAGGTATTGGTGGACTAACTGCTGGAACTATATCAGGTATTGGTAAGTATAATGCAGAGAAGAAAATATCTATAGCTACTCGTGGTGAACTTGATGAAGCATGGAAGCAAGTACGAGAAGAACAAACAGAGTCTGCACTAAAAAAGAATTTAGAACTTGGTGTACAATCGGATGATATAAGAGAAAATTTAGCAAAGGGTATAACAAATATTTATGGTGATAAAGCCATATTAAGATATAAGAAAGGTCCTAAGAAGGGCAAGATTAAGGGAATTGATTCAGAGGTAATTAAGCAGTCAGATAAGGCTAAAGGTTTCTTTAAGAACATGAACTTAGATGAAGATGTAATTGAACCCACTATTAGCTTTGACATATTTGAAAGAACTACTGCCGCTGTATCTGAAATAGTTGCAGGATTAAAAGACAAAACACTTAAACTTGTGGATGAGCCTGAAGTAATAGGAGATAATGTAACATTAAAATCCTTGACTGCTCCACTCCAAGCAAAAGAACGTGTCAGTGAGAGACTGCTTAACATAACTAGTAATATGTCTGAAGAGAGTCTAGACCAAATGACTAGTATTATGGGTAAGTATGGTGTCACTAGAAGAGAGATAGCTGCGGCTTTGTTTACAGATGCTAGTATGGCAGGTAAAACTCTAGGTAATTTAAGTGCTCTACAGAAAAATTTTACTAAAGCTGCTAGAAGAAAAACAAGTGGTGAAGTGGCTGAACAAGTTGAAGCAGAGACAACGGATAGACTCGGCACTACATTACGAAAGCTAGAAGATATTAGAAGATTAACATTAGTTAGTGGTGTTGCTACTGCTACACGTAATACACTGTCACAGACAATAAGGTCAGGTGTTGATACTCTTGTATATGCATTTGAATCAGGTATTAATCCTAATAAAAAGTTTGGTTTTAAAAACACTATTGCACAGTTAAAACATACCTACAGCAATCAAGAAGATGCAGCTAATATAGCACAGTTTATGCTAGATGCTTTTCCTGAACAAAAAACAAGATACTTTAATCAATATTCAGAAGTTAAGAACATTTTAAATAAAAAAAATCCTTCTCAGTCTGCACTAGCTGATAAGCAGAGTAAACTAAGTGAGGGTACAAATACTGTATTAGATAAGTGGGAAAGTGGTATTACTACACTAAACTACTTTAACCGTTTACAAGAAGCTATATATCGTAATGGTGCATTTACCACCTCTATTCAACGTCAATTATTTAATAGAAATATTGACATGGTAGATGTTTTAAAGTCAGGAAGGCTTACAGAGAATATAGATGAGAACATGATAGCTAAAGCTGTTGATGATGCCTTAGAGTTTACGTATGCGTCACAACCAAAGTTTTCTTTATTTAGACAGGCTAATAACTTTATTGTTAAATCAGGTTTAACATTAGCTATTCCTTTTCCTAGATTTATGTTTAAAGCCATAGAGATGACTTATAATTACAACATTACAGGTGCAGGTACTGCTTTATTTAGAATGGGTGCATCTAAGTTTAAAGGGCAACAAATCAGTGATGGTATGTATAGACAGTTAGCTGAAGGTATTGCAGGTGGTATGCCTTTAATAGCACTAGGCTATTTACTACGTGACCCTGATGGTGGCAATGCAGGTTCTGAATGGTACAACTTAAAAGATGGTAAGGGTAATGAGTTTGATGCTAGACCATTCTTTCCTATAACACCATACTTGTTAATAGGTGAGATGATACACAGAGGATTTAATCCTAAGTTAGTAAATGACTTTGGCAGTAAAAGAAATATATCTGAAATGATTGAGGGTTTTACAGGAACTAACTTTAGAGGTAAAGGTCCTATATCTTTAATGACAGAAGACTTACTTAGTAGTTCAACTGACCCACTAGAAATGCAGGACACGTACAACAATTTAGGTAGATATTTAGGCGAAGCTATAAGTGGCTATGGTCAACCTTTTTATCAAATAGCTGACTTTGCTGCGGCTCCTCAACAATTAGGTATAGGGGATGGATACCAAAGACAAAGAGATTATAACTCAGAGCCTAAAAAAAGAGATGGCATTGAGTCCTTTTTTCTTGGTGTATTTAAACCATTTAAGTCTAGATTAAGTAGGGTAGGTGAATCTGTAGGCTTTGACCAAGATGATATTCCGTTTAAGGAAGACCCACGGTTTGAGGAAGTTCCTGAAAGAATATTACCATTTATGAAAATAATGTTTGGTGCTACTTTAAACAGAGTACCACCTGACTATGTACAAAGACTAAATCAGTTGGGTTTTACCTACAGAGATTTTATGTCTAGGACTAGTTCTAGTACTGTAGATAAATATACTAATAAAGAGATGGGCGAAGCCATGAACAAAGAAATGCCTGAAGTATTAGCTACTGCCTTAGAAGATAAGGCAAGTGCTGATGAAACAGCTTCACGTGTTAGAGATTACATTAAAGTTATGAAGCAGATGATTAGAGCAGAGATGAAGACAGGCACAGAAGATGCCGCTTTATCTGGTCTTATAACTAGATTTAGAGGTAACTATGAAGTTACTAAGAGAGCAGCCTTGAAAGAGTTTAAAATTAAAGAAGGAAGAGAGCCTAACTTTTTTGATGCAAAAGATGTAGATTATCTACTTGCTTTGACAGGCTCTAAATCCATATATTCTAAACAGAGATAGTTATCTATTATCACCTGAACCTTGTAATGTTCCACGTTCTTTTCTACCGTGTAACTTCTTCAAGTTCTCCTGCATAATAGTATTCAAGGGAACTCCCACTTCCTTTGCCATCATAGCACAATACCAAAGTACATCACCTATCTCTGATGCTATGGCAATCTTCTTCATTTCAAAGCCTTCCACATCTTCCCCATCACGTATAAGTTTTTTTACTTTGCCTGATACTTCTCCTGCTTCACTAGTCAAGCCTAGAGCTAAATACTCTAAGGCTTTTTCTTTTGGAAAGATAGCTGTCTGCCCTGCTAAATTTTCGTACAAGTCAGGAGTTATAACTTCGTTTATAAATAACTTATCCTGCATGTATTTCCTCGCTTCTTCTTCTAGCTTCATCTTTCTTGACCCTTTCTAATCTTTGTAAGAAGGAGAGATTAAATCCTCTCTCCCATTCTCTTGACTGCATAGTGTTAGAGTTATAAGGATTAACTACCTTACCCCTCTTAAAGTCAGACATACCCTTACTAAATTGTATTTTTAAGGGTGCATCATACTTACTTAGATTTGGGTTGCGTTTTCTGCTCTTCAATGGCTTCATCTTGTCTCCTTTCAAAAAATCTTACTAAGTTATTTAATTTACCATTCTCATGTTCTAGTAATGATAATTCTTTTTCTATAGTCTCTACGATAGTAGGATGGTCTCCTATACCTACAGGATTAGTCATCATAGCTTCTATATTAGCTATATGACCATTTATCTGTCCTGATATCTTACTCTTTAGTGCTTGTAGTATCATCTCTCTCATTTACTTCTCCTTTTCGGTTTTAAGTGTAATAACTCTCGTATGTGTAACTTTCTTCCTCTAAAGAACACTATTAAATTTATTGTCGTATTGATGGAAATGGCTATAAGTAACCACCACTGCCACCACAGTATTTCAGAAGATTCTAACATTAACTAGCCTGTATGTCAACCATCTCACACGCATCTGCTGTGCAAGCTAGTTCCCTTCCACCACTAGTAGTATCTTCCTTCTCATAGTCTGCTAACTTAGACCAATCAATAGAAGCAGGCATTTGTTTGTATGCTTGCTCATACTCTCCACCTGTTATATCCTGATAAGGTGCTTGAGCATATGTATGGTCACTGAAGGGCAGGAAAGATATACCTGATACTTCATCAAAGTTATCATATACCCATGCTCCAACTCTCATCCACTCATCTTCTTTAACAGACACAGTGACAGAAGGTTTATGCTCACACCAATGTCTTTGAAACATAAGCCAATACTCTAGCTGTTCTATGGCAGACATCTCTGTCCTAGTAGTAGCACCTGATGGTGATTTCATAGGAAAGCTAAATACTGTTGTGCTGTCAGGCTTCATAACACATGGCTCACTTGGTATGCCACTGTCTTTCATAAACTGTGTGAGTGGGTCTTTGTTATCACCACGTACAGTCCTAATGTAGTAGTCATTATGTCTAGCATGAATACCTGAAGCACTGTCAACTAATTGACTAACTGTACCACTAGGTTTGACACAAGTTATAGCAGTTGACTGTGGTATGCCTAAGTCTTTAGCCATTTTCTTATTAGTTTCTACTGCTACATCTCTCAGTATTTGTAATATTTCTTCATTCCATATAGGACAATCAAGAATACCTGTAAGTGATACTCCTAGTAGTCTTTCTTCTTCTGTATTGTCTTTCCATACCTTACGTAGATATTTAAAGTTAGTAAGAGTAGACTGAAATGTACCAAGTACAGTAGCCATACGTACCTTTTCTTTTAAGGATACTAAGTCATCTGTGGCTCTGCATACTACCTCTGTAAGATTACAGAACTGATATGGTCTAAGTATAATCTCTGAACATGGATTACAACCAAAATAATAATTAGCATCTCGTCTACCATTCTCAAGTGCTTTTACTTTGGCGGCTTGTCTATTAAATATACCACGTTCTCCTGACTTAGATTCATATAATGATGTCCACTCACGCATGAATGTACCCATCTCAGGCTTACCCTTAAATGCTACAGAGTTATTAGCTAGTGCTCGTTGCCCTTCATTCTCCCACCACTGACCTGACTTGGCATGTCTCATTTGGTCATCACCTAAGTTAGATAATGAGATAAGAGCAGAACGTCTTACTCCACCTACAACTACGACTTCACCTATCTTGCACATCAAGTCGTGACACTCAATAGGAAACAATCTTCTACCTTTAGCACCCTTGAACTTCTGTATACAGAAATGAAATAACTCTACTAATGGTGCAGGTCCAGATGCTCTACCACCAAATGTTTTTAGTCTTGCACCTGCTGGTCTAACCTGTGATACATCCCAAGTAGGAACTTGTCCTACGTATAGCATAGCAATAAGTTCTCTCAATGCCTTTGCCCATCCGGGTCTGCTGTCACCCACGGTTATGATAGTAGTGCTGTCTTCAAAGTGCTCATTGACTATGGGTAGCTTGTCTACATTCTCACGTTCAACAGAGAAGCCGACACCTGTGCCACACATAAGTATATACATACACTCATCAAATGAACGTGGACTATCTACAGGTATATAGCTACAGTTATATCCACCTACGTGACATCTATCTAGTGCAGGTCCTGCTGTCATTAAGGCTCTCATACTAGGCATTACACCTAGAGACATTATCTGCGTGGACATCTTTTCTTTTAAGGCTTTAGATATAGTGTAACCATGATTCTTTTCTAAATGGTCTTCCATGTAATTAAAGTATCTGTCTACAGTCTCACCCCAATTCTCTCTTCTTTGTTCATCATCTTTCCATCTTGCATAGCGAGAGAGTGCTATAAAATTTTGATAGTCTGTTGGTAAGTAATTATTTATCATCTTTATTCTCCTGTATAGTTCTCATATTTTTAATATTAATCCCACCTATATCATATATAAATTCGGTAATACTTGTTTCTATTTCTTCAGATACATTTTCATCAGCAGGTACAGGGTATTCATCCTCATCTACTTCAAGGGTAAGCATGACTTTAACTTTTATCATTATATACCTCAATTAATTTATTAAGATACCATTGTGCTTTCTTTAAGTCTTCTACACCATTTTTATATCTGTATCTCCATAGATATTTAACTATATTACCTTGTAGATAATAGTCAAATCCCTTAGTTAACATGGCTTCTAGAGCATCTATAGTTTCAATACCTGCTTTGTTATAATGTGCAGGACTATTGACCATATCTAAATTATCAGACTGCATATCTGCTTGTTGTTTTTTCATTTTCATGTACTCCATATGTCTCATCAATGTTTTGTCTCAGGTTTAAAGTTTATTCTAATTACGTTATCCTCAATCTTTTCGACTTTGGAACTATTAGTTATATCATGTGTGTATTCTTTGTCAAGTTTATTTACAACATAATCGTTCATTGTCTCTCTTAATCTAATATCTTTTTCCATTAAGGGTATTACAGATGAAATCATTTTACATATATGCATTACTTGGTAATAATCATCATCAGACATATCATTCTGTGGAGATGTTATAATTACTACGTCTATTTCTCCTGTCCAATCACTATTTGAGTTTAGTAGGGGTCTAACTCGTATGGTAAAGTCTTCAGGTCTTGTTTTAAATTCATCCATTCATTTTCTCCTTTTTATTTTTGTACCACTAAACTTTATAAAATTAGGGTGTTTGTTTTTGCCTTTTTCCTTTAGCCAATCTTCAGGTATTATCCTGTCATAGTATCGGAAGCCGTATTTAATGCACCACTCTGCGTATGTAGATTTCGCACCTTTGCTTAGTTTACTTCGACTGTTTGTAAATACAAATCTAATATCTAGCTTTGGATGTTGCTTCTTAATGCACAAGTGTTTTCTTCTATCTGTTGTTAAAAACCTTCCCTTTGTTTCTATTATTATACCATTTTTTAATATAAAGTCAGGGGTATAAGTGCGATAAGCTAAGTCTTCCCATTCTATCTTAATGCTTTCGTAATCATACTTATACTTTATTGTATCAAGAGCCATAGAAATTTTAAACTCTAGTCCACTCCTATACCCATGCTTTATAGCATCTCTTCTTACTTTATGAGGAGACACTTACTATGCTTTCATTTCAATATAAGCAACAGTCTTAGGTGACTTTGCTTGAGACATAACTGCTGGAAGTTCTTTCAAACCTTTCCAACAATCAAATCTGTATGAACAAAATGTACAATGTTTATTTAATACTTTATTGCCTGTTTCTTTACCACGAAATGTTTCCATCTCAGGCTCAAAACAACGTTTAAAAGTATTGTTTTCTACTGTATCAATAGTGTTCTCTATATTATGTATCTCTTCTTTTAAGTTGAGACCTGTAGCAGGTACATATTTAAAATCACCATTAGCTTTATTAACTACCCACCAACCACCTACTTTTTTACCTGATGCTTTTGCATACCCTGCTAGTTGTGCTACGTATCCAAAACCATCCATTTCTTTTAGGCTAGTATAAGAATCAAACTTATTATTATAAGACCATTGTGAAGAGGACTTAATATCATCAACACTACCATCAATAATAATATCATATGTTCCTTTAATACTTGCGTTAGGTAAGTCAAGGGTGACTTCTTTTGAATCTTCATATTTGACTCCTGCTTCTTTTAGTAAGCCTTTAAATACAGCTTCTACTATATCCCCTAACATCATATTCATAATGAATGTGGTGGGGAAGGGTAAAGCTACTTCAGGCTTATTCTTATCATACCATAATTGGCATGTAGGTCTGCCTAAATTAGACATACGTAAACGAAAGTCACCCCTTTTGTTACCCCCACCAAACTGTCTTCGCAGGGCATCCATAACGTCAGTACCTACTTGTTGAATCACTTCTTCAGACATAGTAGAGTTACCTTTTACAGCATCAGACATATACTGATGTACTGCGATTTCAGCAGGATGATTCATTAGGCTACTTCTTCTTCGATTTCTATATCGACAAAATCATCAGTAGTATCCATATCTTCATCAGACAATCCTTTATTTGTCTTCTCTTGCCATGCATTAGCGATATAGGTATTATAGTTATCTATCCAAAGCATAAAGTCTGAAAACATAGCTTGGTCAGCATCCGTAAGAGTTATACTATTAGTTATATCAAGAGACACAACAGGTAGATAAAACACATTACCACTAGGTAGCTTACGTTCTTGCGTGTTAGCAGTAATTAAATGCTGTATAGGTAATCTCTTATGTTTAGCTAAGTCTGTAAAAGGTTTTCCTACATCCTTAAAGGCATCACGATTATCTATTTCCCAAATAAATGGAGATACATCTACAGTAACATCTTCTCCCTTTTCATTAACAGGGGAAAGCATTTCTACAGTTCCTAATATTACACGAACTCTTTTTATCTGCTTAATAAGTTCTTGTGTCTTTTCAGGTAATGCTTTAAAGTCTTCTATGTATCCTGCTGGTTTACCACAGTTAAGAGTACCCTTATTATCTTTTAAGTCTATATTAAGATTGTCTGCCATTATAGTTTTGACATACTCATTAGGTTGGTCATTGAAACCCTTAATGAATCTTTTATACATAAACCTTTGTAGGAAAGGTCTAATCTTTATGGACTTAGAATAGTAAGTCGCAGTATCAGGTACTTCTAGTTTATATGTGCCACCCTCGACAACTTCCATATTAACTGTCTTGCCCTTGACTTCTGCTTCACCCATAATAGCTGAGTGATTTATTTTTAGTCTAGGTAACGTACTACTCTTTTGTTTAGCAGTAGTTCCCTCATTTGCGATACCCATAGCTTTTGCCATTGCAGCATAGTTACTTGTATCAATAGTAGTTAGTTCTGTCATATTTACTTTCTCCTTTTTTATAAAGTCTATAAGTTATATCAGCTTACGTCTTTCGTGTCAAGCCAATTATTACCTATTTTTGATTCTAATAATAGTGGAACATTAAACTCTATACCCCACTTATTATTAACTAAACTAGGCAGATTTCTGTTTGTAGTATTTATAGCTTCCAAAACTGCCCTCTCTTCTTCAGGATGTACGTCAATTACAATACTATCGTGTACTGTATTTACCACACAACTCTTCATGGTGTCAAGTAATTTATCAATATAAAGTAATGCTAAAGGTACTATATCTGCTGTAGCAAATGACTGCACAGGGTAATTCTTTATCTGTGTAAAGTTAGACACCCTACCATGTTTGTTCTTGTACACATTAGGAAAAGAAAACTCTCTACCTGATGGTGTTCTTATAGCCTTGCTAGTCATAGCTTCTTTAGCCAATCTGGAGTGCCATAGTGCAACCCCTTCGTATTTTTTTGTGAACTGCTCATAATATTTTGCTTCAGCAGACGTTCTCCCAAATCCTGTTGCTCCATAGAGGGGTGCAAAGGTATGAGCTTTTGCTTCTTGCCTAGTAGTCTTCTGACCTGATTCTGTAATGACAGAAGCAGTGTATGCGTGTACATCAAAGCCATCTTTAATCTCCTTCATAGCTGTTTTATCTTGTGATAGGTAAGCGGCAGTGCGAAACTCTAACTGTGCAAAGTCAGCTTCAAGTATCTTTCCACCTTCCCAACGTGATACAAACACTCTTTTAACAGGGAATGTACCACCTCTAGGCATGTTCTGCATATTAGGGTCAGCACCACTAAACCTGCCTGTCGCTGTCCTATGTTGTAACAATCTTACGTGTAGCTTTCTATCTTTCTTCGTATGTATTTTAATACCTTCAATGAAAGAAGATAAGTAAGTATCTACTGCACTAAGTCTTCTAACCTTATACAGAAAGTCTACAGCATCTGTCATGTTCTTACCACGAGCTGCCCTTTCTAAAGTCTCTAAGTTTTGTTTAGATGTAGAGAAACCATTAGCACTTGCCCACTTAGGACTAGGGGGTCTAAATCTTAGACCTGCAACAGCGTCAGTCTTTTGGAATACATAACCCTCTCCATTACAGGTCTTGCACCTACTAGGATTAGCATATGGATTACCATCTACTTTCATCTTATATATCTCACCCTTACCATCACACTCACTACACCTTACTGCACGTGTTTTATGAACAACATTAGTTCCTTGTATAATTAAGTTTCTAAAGTTTACATCAGTCATGTATGGGTCTATAGAGTTTGCCCATTCTGTTTTGTCAATAACTTTTCTACCATAGATAACCCAAGATAGCTGTTCAGGACTATTTAAATTAATAGGTGTATCTCCCATTAGATTAGCTACATGTAATTGTAAATCTGTATTTAACTTTCTCCTCTCATCTTCAAACTCTTTCTTAACTGCATCTAGTGCTTCCATGTTTACAGAGAAGCCTCTAAGATATATACGTGCTAGACAGCAGGCTACATCATTAGTAAGAAGTACAGTATCCATAAGACATGCATCACTAGGACTATTTAACCTTGCATATATTCTGTCAGATAACTCTTTAGTTGCATGTAAGTCAGCACTAAGATAATCACTTAGTTCAGCATGGGGTATATCTCTAGTCGTATAACCCTCACTGAAATACTTTTTAAGTGTACCTTCTTTTTGTGTATCTAACTCATACTTCTCTGCACATGCTTCAAGAGACAGTGGTCGTTTCTGCCCACGTTGTAGTACATACTCTCCTAACATTGTATCAAAGACTGAACCATTGTATTTGAAACCTGACTCCCACAACCACACTAAATCATATGCTATATTGTGACCTATTAAAATAGTAGCATCATCTAATGCTTTTTGCACAATCTCGTGACCATTTGGTGTAGGGTCTGCTTCACTGTGGTCAAACGTTACTATTGTTTCTTCTCCATTGGCAGTAAGTAATCCAACCATAACTAGTGAATTAGTTTCTTCAAAAGGGTCTAAGTGTAACTTACCATCTCTCTCTATTACTGTGTTCTCTACATCTACTATTAATCGCATCTCAACTCCTCTATTATATGTTTTGCATTTTCTATAGGCATCTTAAACCATTCTCCTGCACATTGTCCAGCTATTTGTTTAGCTTTTTTGTGTGCTTCTGATTCTGCCTTTCTTCTATCTTTTACAATCACGGATGTTTCTATCTTATAGTCTCTCAAAGGACTAGATGTTTGATATGCATTACACCTATCTTCTGCATCAATAGCCATACCTATTTTTACCCAACCTTCCCAAGCAGGATTCGTAATAGCATATACATAACCATCTTTTATTTTACTATATGATTTAATTGAATAATCAAACAACTGTCTTGCTTTTCTTTTGAGGTAATTTTGTCTTCCTATAATTCCATCACATGTCCTGCATTTGTATTGTTTTTGTTTAATATTTCCTACTGCCCAATTCTCCTCTGTCAGTTTAATCTTACAGAATCTACACTCCAAACTCATACTACATACCTCGCTGTTCTATATTCGAGTTGGCATCTTACACGACCATGCCACCCTGTTAGTTTGTTCTTGACTACATTAATATGTCTCTCGGTATCTTCTTCTTGTCCTTCTACTGTTGTAGTAGGATTCTTAGCTATTAAAATCATAAGGTCGGCTTCGGCTGCCTTACCTGTACGACTGCCTTCCATCATAGATTGATTCAGTTCAATTCTACCCTCTGCATCTGCACTCAACTGTGACATATAAAACATAGCACACTCATGCTGTTTAGCTATCTGTCGAGCATATATTGCATTTGCTTTCAAGGCTTCGTCTGCTCTAGCAAACCCACTTGTAGTAGCAAACTTATCTCCCATATCTAATAGAACTAGGTCAGGTTTGTATGACTTGCAGACACTCTCAACCCAAGACATATCACGACCTGTTGCATCTTTTATCTTGATACGTTCTTTAACAGGTGCATATAAATCTCTCGCCCTGCTAGGATTCTTTCTAATCTCTTGCATTGTCATACCTGTGGCCGCTGTCAAGTACCTAGCACCAACTCTATGTGCAGATTCCTCATTACATAGGATGATACAGTTAGCACCCTGATGGGCAAACCCACTAGGACTAGCAATTAAACTAGCATGGAAAGATGTCTTACCTGTGTTAGGTCTAGCACCTATCTCAATCAAGTGTCCTGCATTGATACCCTCTATAACTCTAGTGAGAGTTGGTATATTAAAACTCCAACGTGCTTCCATATCATTCTTCTCTAGTAGTGTATCCATATCTATATCATCCCATTGTATGTTTAAGTTAGGTGTGAAGTCATCTCCGTATTTTTCTAGTAGACTACGTAATGGTTCAAGACTACTCTTGTCTCCATTCACATAATCAAATCCTAGATTAGCAATGTCCTCACCAATAACTTGTTGGAACAGCTTTGATAGTACCTCTTGTGCTATATCTGTGCCCATAGCTTGTTCTTTCTTTATCCTGTTAAACAAACTTGAGTACACAGACTTTTGTGCTGTGGTGAATGTAGGATTAGCTGTCATAAATAATGCTTCTATTTCATCAGGTGTAACTGACCTGCTGTATCTCTCCATCGCTTTATCTATTGATTGCTTTATCTTTCTTGTGTCTTTACTGAACAACCTATCAGGGCATTTAGCACCTCTATGTTCATCATAAAACTCTTTGTCCATTAGACTTCTTATTAGTGATAATTCCATGTGTTTACTCCTTTGGGGTTAGGCTTGTTAAATTTAACATATCTATTGAATTGCGATATTTTAAATCATCTTTTAATTTTAATACTTTTATATTATCTACGTATCCTCTCAATTCTTTAGCAAAAGACAGTGTTTTAGGTAGGGCATCAGGGTCTAGTGCTATAATTGCTGTTGAGAATTGTGAGAGATAACTTTTATGCGATTCTGAGAGTGATGTACCCAACACAGCTACCCCAACTAATACATCATTACCTACAAGTGTCGCACTCACACAATCCTCAACAACTACTGCGACCTTACCACAACCAAAGGCATAAGGCAAGGCACTTTTTCCATATCGTTTCCACTTTGGCAGTTTATTTTGTAAAGACCTACCTGTAGCATCAACAATTTCATCATTATGTTTTACAACAAACACAATTCTATCTTCTTTTACATCATACATTAGATGTTTATTATCTATACCATAATAACTTTTTCCTGCATACGGAATAATGTAATCAGGTAATCTAAAACTTTCTTCAACAAATTCTTTGACTCCACCGAAACTAGTTCGTATGTCATCTGCTGATAAGTGTACACGAGTACCACCCTTTACATTGCAAGAAGCCTTGTAACAGTTCCATACAAGACTACCCATATTATTAGTAACAGTAAATGTGTTACGACTACCACAATTAGGACATGTAGTTCTCTTTGTAACTCCATTACTAATATTCATATCACTTACAATGTTATATATATTATTCATGTACTATACACTTTCTTTGTCGGCATTTGTTATGCTTGTACCATGCTTTTTTCGTTCTGTCAATGCAAAATTTGCACTCATTAAAGTATTTTTCATGTAAGGCTTAACACTATTAGGGTTAGAGTGCCCTGTTACTGACATAATTTGCCCTATTCCTACTCCTGCATCAACCATTTCTGTTGTACCTGTTCGTCTAAGGTCAGATAATCTTAATTCATCTGATAAACCTGCCTGTTGCATAAGTTTTCTAGCAAAAACAGGTAATTTGTGTAAAGAATATGGTCTGTATTCACCCTTAATCGCTTTTGGTCGAGGTGCTACATACTTTTGAAAGCCAAAGTCTTGGTTTTGTTGTTGTAACATTTCAAATAAGTCATTCTCAATGGGTAAATATACGTCTGCTTTACGTTTTGATTGCTCTATGTGTACAGTTTGTTTATCAAAGTCTATAGTAGACCATTCTAATAGCCTCATATCTCCTAATCTTTGACACCAAGCATATGCCATATGTCCAATTAAACCTAAATTACGTGTGTTAAAATCGCTGTAGGCAGTATCTAAAAACTTTTGTACATCTTCCTTAGTCCATACTACCTTTCTCCTCTCAGAGACTCTCTTACGGACAGTAGCGAAAGGATTAAGAGTACATAGTTCTTCTCTCACACCATGATTAAACACAACTCGTGTTACAGACATAACATGATTCGCCATTGGCACACCTTTTTCACACCAAATGTTATATGCAGTTTTTGCATAACGTGTGGGTAACTTGGTGTAATCATATTTACATAATGACTTACCATCTATTTTTGTATCAAGCATTACGTTCAAGAAATATTGATATTGTTTCTTAGTTTCTTCTCGTAAGTTCTTGAAATCAAAGGATAAATAGTAATCATTTACTAAGTTCTTTAATTGCATCTAGCTTCTCCTTTTTATTTTGCTCAACAAATTTATTCAAAAATCTTGTAACAAAATCTTCTATACCATTACTGTGATAATGATTATTATAAACACGTTGTCTCTTCGACCATCTACCTGTAGTCCAATAGTAAACATACTCTTTACTCTCCTGATTGGTAATCCAAAGAAGGGAAGCAGCCATGTTTACCATGTAATCAATTTTATTATCTTGTAAATATTTCTCAACAAATTCTAGAGTTTCATTAGTATCTTTTCTAAATACTGCTTCTCCTTTAGAATTGTTTCTAACAAACTTCCAATTATGTGTACTCATAATCACACCTTAAATGCTATATAGATACATAGTGCTATAATTAGTAGCTTACCATAGTCAAGGTCAAACTTTGTACCCTCGCCATATTTTTTATTGAAATCTTTCTCAAGGAAATCTTGTATTCTGTGCCACATATTATATCTCCCTTTCTATTTCTTCTATCTGATTACACAATATAGTAATTACTTCTGTGTTGTATTGTACACACCCATCATTACCTGTTAATACCATAAGTGCTTTACGTATCTCTTCTAGCTTAGTTCTCTCAGGTGATTTATGTATTTGTGTACCCTCAGTTAAATTTATTGTAGCCATTCTTAATCTCCTCTCTTTGTTTCAATGTATATTCTCATGTGTGTAGATTCATCTAAACTCTGACCCCAATAGGTAGCACCTGTACCTTTGAGTTCAGGTTTGATGTGTTGTCCACGTACTCGCATCTTGTATGTCTTCTTGTTAAAGAACTTCTTCATCTTGTCAACAAACTCTTGACCATCAGTATCATTAGGTATCTCACTAAAGACATAACCACATCCTTTAGGTTGACTGTTATAGTATGTGTTTTTCCAATACTCTGCGTTCTTAACCTCTTCCTCATACTTTTCTTTCCATATACCTCTGCCTGTATCTGTGTTGTAGTCTTCTAACAATACTGCATAGGTTTTACGTAACTCATCATACTTATCTTGAAGTTCTGCTAAGTTCTTCTTATATATCTTGTCATTGTTTTCAACAATATCATCATAAAACTTAGCTTGGTCTTTTACTCTACCCATATGCTTTGACCTATCAAGAACTTCTTCTTGTTCAGTCAGCTTCACGAAAGCTCTGACCATGTGCTGAAAGTCCATGTGTGATATGGGTAGGTATGTACCCTGTGCTTCTGAATAGTAATCCTTGTGACCCAAGTCGTACAT